TATTTGAGGCTGTGCTTGCAAATAAACCGTTTGTTATGAATGTCTACCGCTGTGTCGATCGATGAAAACCTCATCCCGGAAAACCGGCCTTGCATACATTTATAATTCATAATCCATTGCCATGAATCCTAAAAACGAACAACCCTCCACAGTATTCATTTCGGTAAATCCTCGTTATTCGGCCGATGCCGTGCAGATCCTTCATAAAACATACTGTGAAGAGGATTTCCGCGCATTCATCCATAAGTCCTTTCCAACACCGGAAAAGAATCACAAAACACTCTCCGACAACTGGATGTTCGCTTACGAGTTTCAAGATGGCGGCAAACTGCCGCCTTTGGCTCCGGGTGCCAACCACAGCAATTTTTTCCGCTGTATACACGACATAGCATCCCGCGAGAATATTAAACCCGTCAGCATTATAATCGGCATTTCGAAAATTCCACTTTGAAATAATCGGATTTCAACCTCCGATCTTGAAATATCGACAAAAAAAGCAAAATTTAAGGGACGTTTAAAACATGCTTAAACGTCCCTTAAATTTGGATTACCCCCTATCTCTATTTATAATTGTAGTAACTTGGGGTATATTTATCCAAAAATAATAGCAGCCAAGATTGCCAGCCACACCATACCTCCTCCTGCGAGCGTCCATAGAATGTCCTGCATGTCGGCTTTCGGGTCGATCTTGCGCTCCTTGACAACGGCGGCCGTCAGGACGGCGATCATCGACACAATCAAAGGCAGCCACCGCCACCAGGCGCCCAACGGCACGGCCACGATCAACGCCGCGGAGGCGATGACCGCCCCGACTGCGAAGTGCTGGTATTTGTCCTTGGCAATGGCGTTGAGCCATCCGACGAGTTTATTGATAAGTCTTTTCATATATTTGCGGTATTTTGAGAGCTCGACCGACAGGTTACTTATCCGGGAACCGCTCCCTGATCTCGGCCTTCTTGGCAAGATAGAGTGCCTTCTGCTCGTCGGCTTCGAGTATCTTGCCCTCGGCCAGATAGCCCTCGTAGGCCATCAGGTATTGGTCCGCCTCGGCGCGGTAGGCGGCCTCTCGGAGTTGTTCGGGATTCGCCATCAGCTCCGGTTCGGGCGCGTACTCCTCCCAGCCGACCCGAATGCGGTCATCTTCCTCTGTGTAGACCTCCCGGTAATGCTTCGGCGGATCGGATGGTTCAGGTTGCTCGTCGAAGATCACCTCTTTGTATCCAAGCGGGATCAGTTTGTCCGGACGCGGGTTGCAGACCAGCCCGTCGGCGGTCCTGATTGTTGTAGGGGCGTACTTCAGACGCCCGTCGATCAGTTTTGCGTAGTTGTTCATTGTTTTCGGTTTATTTGATGATTATCTGCGGCGTTCCGGACGCAGTCAGGTCATATCCTCCGTCGCTTTGCAAAAGCGGCGGTAAGTACTCGTCGTTCAGCGGGAGTTGCTTGGCGCTGTCGAGCCAGGACAAGGCGACATCGGGAATCAGCTCGACACTATTTATGGTAATCGTCAACCGTCGATCAGATCCCACAGTCCCGCCATAATAATAGATACGGTTGATATTGTCCCGGTTGTTGATGACCTTGAGCGTAAAACTCCCATTTTGCGCAGGGATCATCGCCGGCCTATTCCCTACATATACAAAAGGTTCTCCGCTTTGATAATCGGACACAGAACCTTTAATCATCACGACCGCTCTCGTTTGAATAAATCTTCCCAATAAAAGCTCCCGATAGTAAACAGCATCGGGTTTTCCGGTCCATGTATAGGTAGTTATACCCGTGAGCTCAAACGGTTTCTCATGCCATTGTCCCACAAGGTTCTGCGGCAAATACTCGGCGATGCAGCCGAGCGTTCGTAACGACACAGGTTGAATTTCGACCCATGAATTTGCATCGGCATTTGGTACAGTTACACTAAAACCAGAGATATTAGTTCCTGTTGTGCGATATACAATCGTGGCGTCAGCCGCATCCTCCATATTGATAGGAAGACTACTATTGTCTGCCAGAACGCGTACGGGAGCATTACTACGATACTTGAATTTAGCTTCAACAACACATCCGACCGGATGCCCCATGAATTGATAGCTGTATACCGACAATAAACCTGACGATCCCCCAATTATATGTGCGTATCGACCCGTGAAACCATTAGCATTATCCTCTAAATAAGAGGTAACACCGGACCCTTCATTATTAGGATAGAACCTGATATTTCCAATGTTAGATTCAGAGGCTTCCCAACGATATTTATCGGCTAACGGTACCACATACCCTGCAGGATCGCCGTTGTTGTAGTGTGCGGCTACTTCTTCCGCGGAAAGGGCGTAGTTGTAGTGGCGGCAAAATACGAGCGAGCCTTGGGGGATATATGTATTGCTGCCGGTCCTGAATAAATCCGTGATCTTGTATCCCGTAACCGGGAAACGTGCGGCTTCTGTCCCATTCAGATAGCATATCGCCGTAGTACCGTCGTAGGCAACATCAACAAGATAGCTATCCCCTGGAATAATGTCTACTGTCGCGTTTCCGCCCCCGCAATAGACGCGAAGCTGATTTGTCGTCAGGGCATAAATTTCAATCATGGAAATGCCAAACCCGGCTATCACTTGCATTTTATCGCTGGGGATGTACCTGAAAAGGCACTCAAGAGTTCGCGGGCCTTCGAAAAGCAGTCCGGCGCTCTGTAATTGGAGATACCCTTTCGTGCAATTCACCCCCTCCTGCTGCTCGCGCTCGCTGCGCAGCGCGGCGATCTTCAACAAACTTCGTCTGCGGTCCATGGCTATTCGATGATTGCGCGGAGTTCCTCGATATTGATCTCGTAGGCTCGATTCGGCGCCGGGGTCTTGTAGCCGATGATGTCCACGAGGTCATCCGACCAGGTGAGTTCCGTGGCAACGTTTCCCGATGTGAAGAAGATCGCCGAAGTCCGGGCCGATTTTTCCACGGTCCCGATCTTGAGCGAGGTCAGCTCCCCGCAGATGTATTTGTGGTTGCCTTCGACGTTGATCGTGACATCCGCACCTTCGACGTTGACAACGACGGGGGCGGCCGCTGCGGCGGCTTCGAGAGCTTTGGCGGCAGCGTCGAGGGCGGCGGTTGCGGCTTCCGTCGAAGCGGCCCCGGACGCCAAAACCTGCCACCAAGCCCCGTCCGTCACCGGGTGTCCGAGGTTGTTATCCTGGAGTGAAACATAGGACGAATCGCCCGCTGTAACGAAGTCCAGGCGCTCGTATGTAATGCTCGCCGAATACGCCTTTTTGGGCGTAAGGCCCACTTTCCCTAAATTTGTCTTTGCCATATCTGTCAGTCGTTAATTTCGTAATACAAATGCCCGTCATCCTTGAGTTCGAACTCGGAACCGTGGCCGTAGCCGGGCTGGTAATTCACGCCCAGGAGCATTGTCGCCGGATCAATGTCGAACGTGGCGAAGATCGGACCGCCATCCGAGCGGACGGACGAGGGCATATAGTCGTTCGCCTCTTCATCCCAGAAGGCCCAGTAATTCGTATCGTCGACCGTTACGATCTTCGGAGGGTGGTCGGCCAGAGATTTCGCACGCGCAGCCTGCTGGTCGGCGTTTGAGGCTGATTTTTTTGCACGTTCAGCAGCCTTATCCGCACTATCAGCAGCCTTATTAGCTTTGTCTTTTGCGATGACAGGTCCTTCTGCATATTCCTGTTCGGTTCCCTCATAACCATACTTCTGTGCGATCTCATAGGCCGACTTTCCGTCCAGTCCATAACGCAAAGCATGATCTGTCAGGATAATATGGGTTAGTTTATCATCCATAAAAATCCATTATTTTTGTATCTGTAAGTATAAGTAATCGGTTGGTCAACGTTTTTTTATAACCTGACGCCTTTACAGTATAGGTCGTTTCGAGCGTTGCGATACCCGCATCGAGTTTTCCGGTTTCCGAGGATGGGATATTGAACACAGCCCGATCTGTTCCTTTGACGATCGGCAGCCCGCTGCCTTGCGTCGATCCGTAAATTCTCGGCCCGTTCCCGGTCGTGTAAACCAACATGTCGATCTCCACCTCTTCGAGAGAAACTCCCGTCGGATATACGGCAATCCCAATGCTGTCGCCTTTGGCATATATCGGTAATTTCGGTATCATCTTACAGGTCGTTTAAACAGGTATTTAACCCATGCGAACCATTTGCGGCGTTTCAGATACATCTGATCGGCCTGGTTGTCGTAACACTCCCGCTCGAGGGCTATGTCTCGGTATGCCGTGTCGTATGGCGGCAGCAACCATTCGAGGGCCCAAAGGGTGCAGTACAGGACGACATGGTAACAGATCGGCACAGTACAGAGCCACCGCCAGGATAATCCGCAGGCAGGAATCAGCACCAGGAGCGCCGTCGCGTAGAGGATCAGCCACTCGATCTGCTGCCGGGTGTGTATGGCTTCGTGGTTCCGTTCATCAGGCAACAACAGACGCTTCACGAACACCAGGCCGAAATAATTGAATGCGACGAAAGTCCCGAACGGGATTGTATCATTTTCTATCTGCTTCATGCTAAAATGCGGTTCCAGCCACCATTTAAAGTATCAGCCGCTGCATATGTACTGTTGTCTTTGGCTCCGGCGAAACAAAGGTCAAAGTTTTTTGTCGAGGTGCAATAGGTCATATAATAACACTGGTAGAAACCAGGCGCTCCCGTACAGTTTGCGATACTGCGGCACTGCGCTATGTTGTTGCAGTGGCGAAAAGGAACGCCGCTATCGGTGCCGTTTGCGTTGCCGGATGATTCGCCCTGACAATTCGCCATATATTCGCAGTAATCGAATGCCAACCTTGCGCCATATCCTGTCCCGGCACCGGATGCCGTGCCTTTGCAACTATTCAGGTAATCACAGTGGTCAAATGCTGCCACATGTCCATTGTATTGTGTGTTTGCGACTGTTGCCTCGCAGTTTGTCAGGAATTTGCAATAATAAAACCCCTTCGCACGCATATAATTAATTGCCCCAGAATAACTGTCGCCACTTACAGATGTCCGGCACCGGGTTAAATTTTCACAGGAGTCAAATCCGCAGACTGTCTTGTCCAAGTTCCCACTGGTACATTTTGCGCGGCAGAGCGCCTCGCAGTCAATCAGGTGCGAACAATTTGCATATCCGGAACATTTTATGGTACCGTTTCCATTAAACGACGGATTGTTGATTGCTACGCATCGTTCCAAGCTTCCAAACCCGTTGAAGACCGTAAAATACATTTGGGCCGAGGATGATTCTATTTCTGCCGTCACGTTAATCAATTTGGTGTTATTACCTCGCTCGATCATGTATAAAGCGGCGATTGGAGCCAAAGACGTTCCTGCGCCGGTGGGATTACTGACGACAATTTTACTCCCCGGTTCCCCGGTGATCGTATTGCAGTTGGCATGTATTCCGATCGGAGCATTCACAGTCCATGTGCCGCTCTTGATTAGGACATGATGGGCGTTGGGATTATTGGCCAACGCGGAGAGTTTCGCAACGCTGTCAATGATATAGTCATACTTAAATACGCCTGCGACATCGGTTTGATCTGCCTTGCTGTTCCATTTATTACGCTCGTTATCAGTGATAAGCCGATGTGTAGCATCCTGAATCGCGTCGATGAACCGCACGCCGCCGTCCCGGGTGATCTGCACATAGTTGCCCGCAGGTTTTACGGTTGTTGCCACAGCCTTGTAGATGTGGGCGATGGGCTTGACGTTGCCGTCGTTGTAGACATCCGTTTCGGTCTCGTAGCCCAGTGTGAGGTAGACGGGCAGGGCTGTCGCAGTAATCCCGGCAAAGGGCACGACGACCTTGACCGTCGCATTGTCGGCCCCGGACCCTTCGAGCACGACCAGACCGGGCGCTATGTCGTACTTGCTGCCGTTTGCCTTCACCTCGCATCCGGAAAGGACAAAAGCCCCGTACTGGGAGAAGAAACCGTCGATCACCTTCAGCGGCTCCTCCTGGAGTGATACGAACGCATCGCCGTACCAGTTACGGACGCCGAGCACTTGTGTTTGTCTTTTCATCTTTGGTCTATTTTATACGTTGTTAAAGCAGCCCTGTATTTCTCGATGTCGGCCCGTATCTGTTCGGCATCGACACCTGCCGGAATATGGACGATGAAGTCCACATCCCCGAACTGCTCGCGGTTCTCTCCCCGGAGCGATACTACCGCCGGAGTACCTTCGCCCCTGTTCAGTCCCACGGGGACTGCCACGCCCACACCTTCGGAGCGTATCCCGACCGCAAACCCCGTTTCACGGTAGGATTCGATCGTGATGTCCGCCGCTCCGTATTTGTTGCGCAGGAACTGTTCGAGCACTCCTTCCTGATTGGTCACGTTGAGCAGTTTACGGGTTTCGTCGCGCCACAGGCTGAAGGCGGCGAACAGGTCCGCCAACGGCTTTACAAAGGCCCGCAGAATCCGCAGACGGACGGGTTGGCGCTTGTGTTCCGGCAGGAGCTGCCGCGCCTGGTTCCGGAAGTCTATCTTATAGTTCCTCATAGCGATTTGGTAGATGTCAGGGTCAGCGTGTTCCCCTCGGCTGCGTACTCGAAATACCCTGCGGCCAGTTCGGCCAACACATCGACGGGGGCGAAGTCCGCCCCGGCGCTGGTCTTATGCTCGAGCCTTACGACCTTTACCGTCACGACACCTTCGGCGTGCATGACGGCGTCTACGAGCCGCTGGGCATAGAATACGGCATCGAATGACAGCGAGGTCTTGAACGTCTCGAGGGCCTGTCCGACCTGCTCACGCACGACACTCGAGGGGACCGCCGGATCATAGTACACCTCCAGGTTGTAACGTATCGTATCGGCAGTCGTGCTTACGATCGTCGTAGGAATACCCGTCGTGTGGATCGTGTCGATGTAGTCGGCCAGGTTGCGGCGTTCGCTGTCGTCCAGAGGGATGATCCGGCCCTCTCCGTCGGTTTTGGCCACGCGGATCGAAATCATCTTATAGACCTCGTTCACGGCCACGACCTTCACGATCCGGCTGTCGGGGTCGTCCTGCTCGTAGTAGAACTGCGCCGTGTTCTTGTCGAATACCAGTGTATGTCCGTTCTGAAAACGGTAGCACATTTCGGCATACCACAATTTGGTGCCCGGAGTGATCTTGGCCGTCAGCTCGTCAACCTCCTGACGGAACAGATCGAGAATTATTTCAAAGGCGTGGATCGCCGCTGCGACCACATAGGTCCACAGCCGCCACTCGGCGACCTTCGAGGTCGAGAGCTTCGGGAAATAGGTCTGCAGGTCGGTGATGATCGACTGCTGTATGTCGTTAATCGTTCTGGCCATATCGGTAGGTTGTTATGTCGTTTCCCAACTCTTTGAGCGTGTTCTTGCGCATCAGGCCGCTTTCGTCGTCGATGCGCAGCTGTGTCCCCGGCGCGACGGCCACGTCCAGGTAAAACCCCGTTTCGCCAATGCTGTCGATCCCCAACTGCACGAGGGCTTCCGGATCGTTGGCGATCTGTGGATTCAGGGCAAGGATTTCGCCCACGGCCTCGCAGGTTCCATACTGCTCGAGGGCGATGTCGTAGACCGTCTGCCGGGCCTTAACTGTTGCTGTCGTCATATTCTGCGCTTATCGTCAATGTTCCATCCGTAGCGTAGTCCACGGCATCGACCCGCATTCCGTCGCGCTCGCACTGCTTGCGCACGGTTCGGAGGAAGTCCGCCGGATCGGTGTCATGCAGGAACGATACACAGTCGACGCCGACGGTGGGCGCCTCCTTGAAATCGCCCTGGCTTGCCAGCAGCAGGTCCCGCTTGTGCTGCTCCGTCGCCTCGGTCCGGATCAGATCGTCGGACAGCTCCACGTCCCCCGTCGATGTCTGTAAAATGTCGATCATCGTATCAATGCGTTACGTTGGTGTCCTCATAATCCCCGCGCCGGACCTTGTCGCGCTTCGATGCCGGGGCGGGAACCTCTACGGGCTTGGGATTGTTCTGCGCCGATGCGCTTCCGGTCACGGCCACCGCTCCCGAGGGAATGGTGTGCGTATGCGTGTTGAAGGCCTCGATCAGGTCGTTGATCTTGCGGGTGAGCGGCTCGATATTGATCAGTCCGCCCAGCTCGCCGCCGTTCAGGACGATCTTCGGGGCCGAGGCCTCGATCCGTTCCCCATCGCAGGTCATGGTCACCTGATCCCCGAGGGTGAAGACCACCTTGTCGATCTCGGAGAACAACGCCACATACAAGCGGTCGCTCGCGTCGATCCGGGCGACGATCACCGCGCTCTCCCTCTTGGGGATCAGCACCCTCCCGCGCAGGTTCTCCTTCTCGACGGAGTACAGCAGCACCCCTTCGTAAACAATGCCGCCGATCTGCACGTCGCACGTCCTGGCGTTCTCGTCGACACTTTTGACCGTGCCGTACATGGCCGCCTTTGCCGCATTGCGCAACCGCTCTGATAACATCATGCGGACCTCGCGTATCTCTTTCTCTCTGCTCATATTTTTATCCCTATTTCCACGGTCCGGCGTGCTCCGCCCGTCCCGTAGGTTGTTTCTACTCCTTCGATGTAATACCGTCCGTCCCGCTCGTGGTAGACCTCGTCCTCGATCTCGGCCACCATGCACGGGGCGGCATAGGGCTGCAGGAAGGCGGTGATCCTGCCTGCATAACCGTCGTAGCTGTATCGCTTCAATTCTGCCGCCGCCAGGGCTGCCAGTTCCTGCTGATCCTTCACGTCATAGAAGTACAGCTTCTTCTCCGTCCCGTCCTTCGGACCGATCTCGGCCTCGACCTTCGTCCCGTCCTTGTAGATGCACACGGCCTTGATCTTCAGCTTCACGTCTTCGGCCCGCTGATATTTCAGATCGTCGTCCTTCACCACGTTGTAGCGCAGGCGGTATTTCACGGCATCGCCGACGACCTTGTAAGGCTCGCAGGCGTAGACACGCCCCTCGAGGTCGAACCATACCGCCAGGCCGTACTTGGTCTGCAACTGTCCCAGGACCCACGCCACGGGCTTATTGTCCGCAGGGAATGCCTCGAGGGTCAGCGTCGCGGCATATCCCACCTGCAGGCCGCAGGCTTTCAGGACCGCCGCGAGCGTGGTCTTTCCCTGAATCGTGACATTCCGGCGGCGGGTAGTGTAGAACTCGTCCTCGCAAACGATCTCGAGGGGCGTCTGCAAGTTCAGCTGCTTCACATAACCCCGAAATTCGGTGTACAGGCGTCCGTCATACCCGAGTTGGATTTCTACCGGATCGCCCGCCTTGATCACCTGTGCAGTCTCGACGTAGGCCGGAGGGGTCCCAGTCTGCCGGAGCACCGCCGTCACCGGAACCTTCACCGAAGCCGTGGCCCCGATCGTATGAATCGAGCGCTTGATCTTGATGTCATGCACTCCGCCGAAATACTTGCTTCCGATGGTTATTTTACTGCACGGTAGATACATGGCTATTGCACTATCAGTTCAAAAGGTGAATCCGTTTCGCATTCGATCGTCACCGCCTGGCCATCCTCCACACCGGGCGTCGGCGGGTACTGGATGTCCGTGATCACGACCCGGTCGCCCTCGTCGAGCAGCAGGTCCGTCAGCACGCAGATCAGTTCGACCGATTCGTTGATGTTGTAAAGTTCCTTCATGCGCGCAATCTGCGCCTCGGGATAACTGCCGTCTGCGGACCTGATGAAGGCCGCGACGGAGATTTTGTAGTCTCCGATGCTGATCAGCTCCTTGACCGACCCGCGGCGGCCCACCAGGGGCGTGCGCACGATGTTCTTGGTTCCAGTAATGCTGATCACGGCGTTCTCCAGCTCGAGGGTGTGATCCTCGCCCCGTATGTCCTGATGCCTGATGAATACGGGCATGAAGTACCACCTGCCCAGGGCATCCTTCTTGTACAGGCGCGTACCTTTCACGAGCTCTTGCTGCGGAGCTGGAGAGGTCGGGATGTCGAAGTTGTCCCCGGTGTAGCTGCCGGCCGGACGATTCGGGGAAAAGGCTCCCGGATAAGGCAGGCCCTTATAGCCGATGATCGACTGCAGCAGGTGCTCGATGTTATACTTATGCTTCATATTCGTCCAAGACTTTTTTCAGTACGGCAGTGACTTCCTCCTCGATCTGATTGTAGCCCTTCCCGTCGGCGTTGGCGATGTGTATCTCGATCGTGTCGCAGAATTTGCTCATCGTGACACCTCCGCGGCGCTGACTGTCGTATGCCAGTTCCGTCGGTGTCGGCCGGGCCGTTCCCCCGGACTGCGGGAGCGTAGTCGCCGCCACCGTGAGCGGCATGGCCAACGATGCCGCCGCGGTCGCCAGGGACGGAACCCGCACCGCCGAAAGCCGCGAGGCGATGGCCGTGTAGGCCGCCGATCCTTTCATGTCGGGGATGATCTTGTTCAGATCGAGCACCGTCTTGCTCCCGGACCCGGTCCCGGTCCCCGTCTTGGAGAAGTCGATGTTTACCTTTTGTTTCGTGCGGGGCGTCTTCGTGCCGTCCGGGGTTTCAGAAGCCGCAATCAACGGACTGACGGCATTGGCTGCGCCATTCTTGCCGTTTTTCCAGGAGAGCTCCCAGGAGAGGGAACTCCCGGCATCCTGGGCGAGGTTCTTCAGGTTCTTGGCCCCGTCGACGATGGCCTTCTTGCGGCTGTCGATGTCGCCCGAAATCTGCGAGATCATCGCCTCGTTCTCGGCCTTGTCGCCCAGGCCTACGGCCTTCTTGAACTTGTACCACCCGAGTTTTATGTAATCCAGGCCGATCATAATACCGTTGACCATCGTGCTGAACTCGTACTTGATCGTTTCGACGAACAACTTGCCCGTCAGCTTCATAAACTTGACGACGCTGTCCCACTGCTTGCCCCAGCCCTCGACCTTCGTAACGCAAACGGTGATGACGGCGATCAGGGCCGTGATCCCTGCCACGATCCAGGTGACCGGACAGCCCCACAGAGAAGCGTTCAAAAGCCACTGTACGCCTGTCCATGCCACCGTTGCCGCCTTTACGGCTCCGGCCCACACGGTGTGTAGTTTTTCCGCGCTGGTGACAAAACCGATCGCCTTGCCGAACAGCCCGAACAGGGGTAAGAGTTGCGAAACAGTTACAGCCTGCTGCGCGATGATCGTGGCGTAACCGCCAGTTGATCCCGTAAGTTCGAAAAACCCGATCTTCAGGTCGTCGATCCGGGCCTGGCAGCGTGCCATCATCTGCTGCACGGTGTCGGTGCGGATCGCGGCCTGCTCCTGGGCGACATTGGTGGCCGTGACTTGGGCGGTCATTTCGGCCACGGCATCCGAGTTCTTGATCAGAAACTGCGCTGCGGCGATGTTCTCCATGCCGAACACTTTCGACAGATAGGCGGCATCCGTCAGGCGGGGCGTCAGGGCATCGAGGGCAGCCGAGAGGCGGTTTTGGCGGAGGTC